CTATAGAGCAAAAAGTTGAAAAATTAGGATTATATTTATAATTACCTACATCTAACTCTCTTTCAAAAGGGTAAACCCTCCCTTCATAAGAAGTAAATTTAGCCCCATACCCTTGGTCAAAAACGTCTCAAGACATATTTCTTTTTCTTTCTAAAAGGAAAGAATCTGTTTTGCCGTCACGGAAGGCAAAATGGTTGTCCCACGAAGGGGCTTGATGAGACTCCCATAAATCATCTTCCTTTCCGAGAAGATACAAATCGTATATGAAGTTAAAACCCTCAGGAGTAGTGATGAAAATAGCCTTCCCTTTTCGGTCTGACAGAGTTGGAGATAAATACATATCCCAAATTTTTCTTTTTACTTTAGCTGCTTCATCTATTATAAGTAAATCTAATCCCTCTCCAACTAAAGAATCAGGGTTGTCAGCAGATTTGCCTTCTACTGTTGTTCCCCATTTGAATTTTATAATACGTTCTTTTTCAGAAGCTCTCTCAATATCTTCAGAATGTCCTATAACCATCAGCTTCCAAATTTCTCTAAACATTAAATCAGCCTTGTCATAAGACAATCCAACTAACCATATCCGTTTATTAGGTTGAGAACAATAATAGGTTGCTTCCATCGCTGAAGCTGTAGTCTTACCGAAACGCCTTCCACAAACCATTACAAAAAATCTTGCAGTATTTTTAGTAGGATAGTGCATTTTCTCTTGACCATAATGAGGGGTGTACCCCATATATTTAAACCAATCTTGCTTATATCTTATTTCTGTATCTACCAAAAATTTGCATTATTTCTAAACTTAATTTAAGTTATCTATTAATAATATGCAAAAATTTGCATATTTGACAGCTTTTATAATAAAAAGGAGGACAGTATGTCCGAAGATAAAACCCAAGCAGTTACAGAAACAGTAAGTGAAAGTCCTGCTACAGAAACTACTCAAGATAGCTCTAATGAGCAGTATATTGCCGAAAGCAAGAAGTATAGGAAAAGAGCTCAGGATGCAGAATCTCGCATAATAGAACTTGAAAAGAAATTTACACAGCAAGAAGAAGCTAAACTTAAAGAAAAGGAAGATTTTAAAACCTTATATGAAAAGGCGTCTTCTAAAATTGACGGCTTAACATCTAATGCTAGTAAATGGGCAAAATATGAGGAATCTAGGCGAACAAATTTATTGGAATCTCATCCTGAAGAAGATAGAGAGTCTTTATCTAAATTAGATTTAGAAACTCTTGAATATGTTACAGGAAAAATAAACAATTCAAAACCCAATGCCCCTGAGGTAATAGGCAGAAGTAAGAATCCTGTCATAGATAAGGATTGGAAGGATATGACAGATGATGAAAGACGAGCTCATTATACTTATGTGGCAAATAAGGGTAATAGATAGATTCACTCTCAAAATGAAGGCTTCGGCAGTTGAAAGAGAGTTAAAATATAGGAGCTTATAATGGCTTTAGCAGGAACAAATAATGTAGCCTTAGCAGGTGGTCTTCAAGACTCAGGCGTAGAGGCAGCTCTTCAGAATTTCATTCCTGAAATTTGGGGAGCATCAATAATGGATTATATGGAAAAAAATCTCGTATTTGCCAAATTGGCAACTGACCAATCTGCTTTGGTTGCAGGTGGTGGAGATAGAGTCCATTTACCAAAACATACTGAATTAACAGCAAGTGATACCTATGGTGGTGGAACTGCGGCTGTTGAAACATTAATAGATACTAACTTAGCATTTGCTAAAACATCTGCAATAGAAGATTCTTACACATTGGATATCAATCAAGCTATCCATAGTGCAATCTCTATTACTGATGTTGCAAAAGTGCAAACAAGTTATGATGTTATGAATCTTTATACATCTAAACTTGGATATGCTTTAGCAAAAAAAATAGATGCTTATGTTGGTATTAAATTGTTTGAAGAAATTGCATTTAATCATACAAATGGGACAGGCGATGGTAGTGCAGCAGGTAATACTGTTGAAATTAACACAACTCACGACTCTTATAACATAATAACAGCAGGTGTTTCTAATATGATAGAAGCAATCCATACAAACGATTCAAATCTTGAGGATTGGACTTTAGTGTTAGTGCCTAAATGTTATGCTAGTTTATTTAAACTAGGCGATTTTGCTAGATATGATGGGATTGGAGCATCTCTTGGTGGTGCAGTTCCATTTATTAGCGGATACGCAGGTAAATTAGGTGGCGTCAATGTTGTTGTTAATAATAACTTCCAACATTATGGTGCAGCTTCGACTACTCAAGCACAATCTGCTACCCCTGTTGGTAACTTTAGTGCTAATGGTGTAACTGATGAAAGTGAAAAATTACTTGGATACTTGGTTCATAAAGATGCTATGCACATCGCATACGCTTCAGGTATGAAAGCAAGAGTTCAAAGTGATTATCACTTATCTTCATTATCTACAAGATTTGTTGCAGATAGTGTTTATGGGTGCACAATAACAGGAAACACAACCGATGGAAATAAAAAAGTGTTTGCTGTAGTTAGTCCTGCTTCGTAGGATAGCAGCTTAATATAAAATCATAGGAGGGGGCTTTTGCCCCCTTCTATAACTATGGAGAATTTATGAAATTAACAATTACCAAAGAAGATGGAACTAAGTTAATCAAACAGTTTAGAGACTCTGATGTGGAAGCAGCAAAAGCAAATGGTTGGGAAGAATTAGATAAGCCTAAAGCTAACAAGGCTAAAAAATCTAAAGGAGCTAAATAATGAGTGCTCCAATGGTTTCAGTTTCAAAAAGAGTTATAAAAATTTCGCCTACTATGACAGCAGACGATAATGCTGACAATGATGTGGCTTTTGATTGGACTGCAATAGAAAATGTATCAGGAGCAAATGGGATGGCTACAACTTTAAAAAGTGTTGCTATTTTAGATGCTGATGATTCCGCAGCTCCATTAGAACTTGTTTTCTGTATAGGCACAGATGCAGATGGAACTGCTCCAACATCAGCTCAAGGATTAGTTGGTGGTGCAGGTGCAGGGAGTGCAGTAGTAGATATAACAGCAGCAGAAGCACAAGCAGTTCAAATATGTGGAAATATTCAAATGACTTTAGCTGAAGGGGATTTAATATTAGCTCAAGCAATTACTAAAACAGATATAAATCTTGTATTACAACCTGCTTTAAACGCTAATGTTTTATACGTTGGTGGTATATGGAGAGGCGACCCTGATGCGACAGGGGCTACAGGAACTATGGATATATATTTAGGGTTTGAAGACTAAAGTTAATCCTTATGGATTTATTAAAAGAAATCAAGAAGCACGAAGGCTTTAAATCTAAAGTTTATAAATGCACCGAAGGCTATGATACTATAGGCTATGGCTTTGCTATAAAGGATTTAGAATTAACAGAAGATATAGCTGAATTGATATTAATGCGTAAACTTTCAGAACTTCAAATTAGAGTTTCTAATACTTTTGATTGGTACATAGATTCCCCTGAGAAAGTCCAAGATGTTGTTATAAATATGTGTTATCAAATGGGGATTTCAGGATTTTCAAAATTTAAAAAGACAATATACTATTTAGAAACAGAACAGTATGAAGAAGCTGCAGATGAAATGCTCGATTCTCTTTGGGCAAAGCAAACACCCACAAGGGCAAATGAACTTAGCGAGATTATAAACAGTCTAGCCTGATTTTTATTTATCATAAAAATTAATTAACTTACTTTAAAGAATTTCAAGGAAATATGTATTGAAAAACGATTGCGGAGTTATAAAAAGAGTTGTTGTAACCCCCGACAAACATTTTCCTCTACACGACCAAAAAGCAATCAATGTACTTTGCAAGACTATTGAAATAGTTAAACCTGATGCTTATATTGACTTAGGGGATGTTGGAGAATGGGAAGGGTTTTCTGCTTGGAAATTTAAAAGAAAGAAAGCTCCCCCTTTAGAATATTTAATAAAAGATTTTAAGAAAGATATAAAAGATGTTAATTCAGGGATGGATATAATTGATGAATCCTTGGATAAAGCAAATTGCAAAGAGAAGTATTTAACAGAAGGAAATCACGATAATTGGCTTAATTATGCAGTTGATAAATATCCTTATGTTCCTCAATACAGATTTGCTAACGCAGTAAATTTAAAAGATAGAGGCTATACTTACTATCCATTTGGGAAACATCTCAAGATAGGTAAGTTGTATTTTTATCACGGACATCAATATGGTGGACAATATCACACAGCTAACCATTTAAGGAAATTAGGTTGCAATGTTATGTATGGTCATTGGCACGACTTACAACAGATGTCTGCCACGCATATGGATGGGGCTAAATCAGCTTGGTCTATCGGGTGTCTGAAAGATATGTCAGCAGAGGCTAATGAGTGGCTTGGAAATAGAAGAATTAATTGGGCTCACGCTTTTGCTATAGTAGATTTTTTTGAAAGAGGATTATTTACAGTTCATATAATACAGATTATAAATGGGAAAACTTGTTTATGGGGAGAAGTAATAAAAGGGTAACTACTTGGGAACAAATTTGTTTAATATGGGTTATGATGATTATATGGGGAGGTCTTTTATTTCTTTTTATATGGACTGTTGTTAGT